ATTTCCTGTTGTTTCTGTTAAACCTTCTTCTATTTCTAATAAATCTGTAGTTAATTCATATAAAGTACTCATAATTTCCCTCCGTTTATGCTATAATTAGCTTAATTAAATTTTTTAATATTTATTTGAATTGAGCCATTGCCGTGGCTCTTTTCTACATTATTTGAACTGTTATGGGTCTATCTGTTTCAAATTCTTCTCTCATTAGCAGTTCTTCTGCTTCTTCTGTATCTCTTTCTATCCTTTTGTACTCTGCATATGCTTCATGCTTAATTCTGTCTTGTTCATCTGTTGTAAGACTTCTATCTGCCCATGCTCTTTGTACTATATCTAAATATATTAAGTATTGTGCTTTTCTGTATTTTTCTATATCTTTGATTAATTCTTGTCTACTCTTCATTTTCTAATCCCCCTATTGATTCAATTTCTGAATTTAACATAAGCAAAATATCCTCATATGCTCCTAATTCTTTTTCATCTGCTATACACTTATATCCAATTGTTTTTTTAAATTCTATCCTCTCACTTAGAGCCTGTATTTTGTATTCTAAAAATCTTTTGGTTACTTCCATATTCAATCCCCCTTAAAGTTCAAGTCCTCTTTGCTTACATTCTTCCATATAAGTTACACACTCTATGTAAAACTTTGGTGTAGGTACTTTCTTATGTCTTATACAAAATCTTAGAAACCATCTTAGATTCAACTAAATCACCCCCTTTCTCTTTTTCATTACATCTCTATCTTTTAGTGCATTTTTCATTACATATTCTTCAAAAGAGATTAAATCTATCCTATATGAATTACCTATAGGAATTACAGTATAATGGTTTTGTGCCATTGCTTCCCTTATCATGTTTCTCGCAGTTGCATCTGACACTTTTAAGTACTCACGAAATTCTTTTACTGTAACTAAATCCATCCTCTTTATTTTTTCTCTATCTAAAAACATCTTGATGATGTCTGTTGTATCATCTCTTTGCATTAATTCTTGTACTAAGTCTTTTGTGTCTATGAATTGTAATGCTACACTCACTTTTATCTCACCCTTTCTATCTTCCAGCTAGTTTATCTAATGTAACGTCTAAATAGTCAGCTATTTTTATTAATGTATCTATAGTTGGATTTTTATTTTCTCCTCTTAAAATCGCATATAAATTCCCTGAATCTACGCCTATTTCTTTTGCTAATTTCCATGCTTTTAAATCTCTATCTTTTAAAATTTTATTTATGTTGTCATTAATTGCCATTATTTTCCTCCTTTGATATACTATATTTGTAGGATATATCCTATATCTTTTTATGAAAGTTGGTGATATTATGCAGTTCAGTAAAGATATATTACATACTCTTACTTTAGAAATTCTTAAGGAAAAATATGATTTTAAAAGTTCTTCTGAAGAAGAACTTTTAAAACATTACCATGAAATCTTTTTGAAACTTTCAGAAGTCAATAATAGTTTTTCTAAAGGTGATGGTCTCAGTGTCTTTAAACAAATGTAGGTACTAAATTATATTTAAGAGCTTCTTTGCAAAAATCTAAAATATCTTTTGAGGAAAGGATACTTTGTTCATTTTCATTCAATGTATTAAGTATCCTTTTAGCTATTTGCAACTCTTCTTTTGATAATATTAATTCCGTTTCATTATTTACATTGTTCACTACACTTTCAAATGAAATTTTCATTTAATTACACACTCCTTTAATTTCTATATTTGATGGAATACTTTGTTGCTCCAGTTTTTCATACTCAACTTCTTTTGTACATATGCAACATATTTTAGGCTTCAACCCTTTTTTAACTTCTACCTCATTATCAAACCCGCAGTATGGACATTTGCAAAAGTATTTTACTCTTGAATCGCTTGTATTATTTTTCATGTATTTAACCTCCTAGTTAATAATTAATTAAAACAATATATTTCAAAATATTCTGTATTTAGTTTTCAAAGTGCTATTAATCTTTAACCTAACATTGATATTTGATTGTTCTTTTTAAACTTATTAATAAAGTATATTTGTCCCTTACCAGTAATCTTAGGTGTTTTAGTAATACTTGTATGACCATCTGGATGTACTCTTGTACCTTCTTTTGTTTCTATAACTCCCAAATCTACACTTTTTTGAGTTGGTGTATTGTAATCCTCACCTTTGCGTTTTATTAAGTAACCATTATTTCTTAACCAGTCAAATAATCTATTTTGTCCTGTATCAATTCCATTCTGTCTAAGCAATTTTGCTAACTCTCCAACTAGGATTGAATTGTCAGAAGACGCTACCGAATCAGCAAATAATACTTTTGGTTGCTGTAACTGAATTACCTTATCTTTTTCTTGATTTTCTAATTGTAATTGTTCTTTTTCTTCAACTTCTATTAATAACTGTTGCAATGCTTCTTTATATGTAGTTGGTAGTTTAGGTTGTTGTTCTTTTAATACTCGTTCCATTTCATTAAATCTTCTTACATATCTAGCTGTAAAAATAATACCTTTTTCTCCAGTAAATTTATTTGCTAGAAAGTCACAACCTAATTTTGTTACATTATAGCAAGGTCTACTTTCATTTTTTGAATCCAAATATGTTGATTTTATAAAGTAATCAACCACAACAAAATTGTTGTCGTTAAGAATATCAATAATTCCTTTTGTTTTTTCTGTTCCTTCTAATTTCCTTAAGACTTCCCAGTGTCTGATTTCTAACATATCAGCAATTTCTAATGTTGTTATTGTATTTTTATTGTTAAGTTGCAAATTATTCATATCTAAAGCTCCTTTCTTGTAATCTGAGTCCTTTTATGCTATTATTCATTAAAGAGTTTTTCACAATTAGTATTTAAAATTCTAGCTATCTTTAAAGCTGTACGAATGTTTGGGAGACGTTCACCAGCTTCATAATATTGATAGCTTCTCTCTGTTATTTTGGCTTTTTGAGCAACCTCTAATTGTGTTAAGCCAATTTTTTCACGTTGTAGTTTTAAATTATTATTTATTTTCACCCTCTCCTTTTTATTTAACACGCCAATATTGTTCGTGCTATGTTTTATATATTACACGCTAATATTGTTCGTGTCAAGAAATTTATTTATTTTTTTATTGGAGCGTGTAGTTATGACTAAATTCAAAGATAATATTAAGCTAGTAAGAAAGCAAATGAATATGACTCAAAAGCAATTTGCTAGTTTGTTTGGTATCTCAGAACGTGCATATCAGTATTATGAAGCTGGTTCAAGAGAACCAAATCTAGAAACTTTAATATTAATTTCTAACAAACTTAATGTATCTACAGATTTTTTGTTAGGTCTTTCGCCTAACCAAAATAGAAATTAATATTCAACTTTCGTCTGCTTTTTAGCAGGCGTATTGTTGTTTGCTCTATTTCCATCTAATCACCTCTTTTGAATATTTTATATTTAGTTTTCAAAGTGCTTTTCTTTCAACTCCTTTTGTTTTCATTTTGCTAACTTTCTCTATAAAAAATTTCCTCTATTGTTATTTCTGGTACTCTTTTTTTTATGCAATTATATATGTTAAACATTTCTGCTTGAGTAAACTCTCTAGCTCCCTTTTCTTTCATATAATATGATGTCAGACACATGTTAGCAACAGTTGCCATTTCTTTTTGTGACATCTCCATAAACTTTCTATATCTAGCAAGATTGTTAACCATTTTATCACCTCTCTTTGTTTTCATTTTGTTAACTTAATTATAGTTAACATTTTGCTAACTGTCAATAGCTTTTTATGAATTTTTTAATAAAAATATACATTTCGCTAACAACAGTTATCATTTTGCTAATAACATGTTATCATTTAGTTAATTATTAAAAACGGAAGGTGAATACTATGACTAACACATTTGGAAACAGGTTGAAAAATTTAAGAAGTGAAAAAAGAATAACAGGCGAAGAACTTGGGAAAATATTAAATGTTACAAAAGTAGCTGTAAGCAATTGGGAAAGTGATAGAAGATTTCCTGATCAAGATACTTTAAAAAATATCGCTGACTATTTTGATGTATCTGTAGATTATTTACTATGCAGAAGTGATGCAAGAAATACAATTAATGATAAAGTTAATACATCTAATACAACTTTTGACATAATCGAAAATTCAGATGCTAATAAAAAAGTTAAGGAACTTATGAAAAAAATATATTCTCTCAATGATGATGACAGAAATGCTATAGAAAAAATAATTGATAATGCTTATATAATAAAAACGAAGAAAGAAGAGAATTAAAACTCTTCTTCTTTTTCTATTTTTTCTAATAAGCTTTCAAAAAACTCAACATCTAATTCTAATAATACTTCTAATTCTTTTATAGTCTTTTTAATGCGCTCCTCTTTGTTAATGTTTTCATTTGATTTATGCATACATATCCCCCTAACATCAGAACTTATGTTCTTATTTTTAGTTAAAATTCCCTGATGAATCTTAATAAAATATAACTATGTATTTTCATTTCTAAAAATATTTTTAGATTATTCAAAATTTTCTTGGATAATTATCTTACTTACATAATAATACTTTTGTTAAATATATGCAATAAAAAAAGGGGAATTGTAACAAAAAAATCGAAATTTGTAGACAGTTGGTAATTTTTTCCATTCCCGTGTATTATTAATCGTCTTTTTAATTATAATTTTTTGTATTTTCTTGTTTATATAATATTTTTTATTATTTAATTT